TGCAGTTTCTCTTACGGCTTTCGCGTCTGCAATTGCTTCTTTTAATAAATCATTTGCCATGATTTTTCCTCTTATTTAATTTGGAAATAAGGCTATTTGGAGCCTCAATAAGTACAGAACGTACTTGAATGAATAAATGTTCGAGTGACCGATTATTAAAATACGGTATCGTTTACAATTATATATATGTGAATAAAATAAAAAACATCCTTATAACGTAAAAAAAGTACCCTTAAGGTACTTTTCTTTTAACGTTGTTGATCATCTAGCCATTGATAATATTTGGCTCGATCGACTACTTCTTTTCGTTTCTGACTTTTAGATTTAAACTCTTTCCGGTCTTTCAACTCTTGAATCTTACCTGATTCTTTAAGTTCGCGTTTAAATGATTTTAATGCAAAATTAATATCACCTTTTGGATATTGTTTTGTTGATAATACTTTAACCGCTACTCCTGCTCCAGGTACGATAGTTTTAAAATGTTTACTTTGTTTACTCATATAACCTATTTTTGTTTTTAATATAACAAATATATTTCAAATAACCTAATCTTCTTTAAGAGATTCGCCTATTTTATAATAACGATTTAATACAGTACCCATATCCTCATATGCAGATTCTAAACGTTGTTGCATCGAACTCATTTCAGTTGCAGTTTTTTCAAAAACTTTATATGCTTCATTCATTTGTTTCATATGACGTGATGTTGTAACATTGTCAAACCAATGTTCTGTTTCTGATATAGTTACCTTTTCTGCCCGTTCTACCACGCTTTTTAACGTCTCTGCAACTTCTTTTAATCTACCCGAACCATATACCATCTCACCTAACTTATGAAAGTTACCAACTGCTTCTAAAAATGCATCACGATCTTCTTTGGGCATTTTTTGGTCATCTTCCTCTCCTAAATATTTTTCATTTAGGATATGTTTCATTAATTTGTTTTCATATTTATTCATTATAAATCTCCTATATCTGCAGAAAATGTATCTTGTTTAGCTAAATTTTGTTTCCGATTTAACATTTTTCCCATAGCTGATACTTGTTTTTCAGCTCCTTGTAAATATCTACCAACTTGATTTTGTAATTGCTGATATTGAGGATCACCAGTTTCCTCATCCTTTGCTTCTAATGCAGTATATAATTCTTTTTGAAAATCATCTATTGCTTGCAATAATCCATTTGTTTGATCAATATAGTATTGATAATCTATTGGTTCTGATTGTTCTTTTAATAAATCTGTTAATTTCATTTTACTCTCCGGATCTTTCTGCTGGTATGTTTCCAAATACATCTGGGCCGGTTGGTTTTATACCAGGCTGTTCCGAAGTAGCATATTTACTTCTATTAAAATTTTTATCATGTCCTGTAACAGCTTTTGGTTCAAATGCTAGTAAATCTTTTGATTCGCCAGTACCTTTTTTACCTTGAGGGTTACTAGGACCATACTGTGATTGTAAATCTTCTAATGCCATAATTAAAACTCCGTTATAATATCAGTAATAATTCGTTCAATATTAATAAATTTATTTGTTACATGATTTTTTGATTCATTTACTGGAGATAAAAATGCTCCTTGAGTAGATGGATTAGAAACAAAATCAAATGCAATTAGTTCAAAATCAGGTTGTACTTCTAATGTTTCATCGCCTTCTCTCATCACTTCTTTAACAGACCCCATTCCTCTTGAAGATATACCTAATCGTATACCTGATTTAAATAATTCTTTAAGTATATTCCCGGCCGGTGTTCCTAGTACTTCTACCTTACCTACCAAGTCATCTCCTTGCCATCCCATTTCCAATATGTTATGAGATACGTTTGCTAAGTTAACTACTGATGAATCGGGGTGATCTAATTCTCCTAAAGCTCTACGTTCTTTTATAAATGTACCAGCATAATTACTAGCTTCACGCATTAATGTTTCTTTTGGATATATTCTACCATTTTGATTTTTAGACTCAGCTCTTTGTAAAACACCGTTAACGATTAACTTACCATTATTTTGAGTTAATGATTCATTTATTGATTGAGGTGAAACTTCAAACACAGAATAATCTACTAATAATTGTTTATTCATTTTACTTCCCCTTCATATATAATCCAGAATTTAAAAATGCTTGATGTGCTTCAAATCGTTTTCGCTCATCTGCATATTTACGCTTCTGTTCTTGTAATGTTAGATTTACATTTTCTTTTGCTTTAACAAATTGTTGCCAAGTTCTATTTAATATCATGATGATAGTTCCTTTAATCTATGAGCAACACGTAACATACGTTCATTTATTTTAGCAAATCGTTTACCAGTTGCTTTCCAAAAATGACCTGATTGCATACCAGTTTCGGTCTTTAAACGCAAATTATTGTTAACAATCTTTTCCATTTCACTCAACATACGGTTAACTTCCATTATACCTCTGTTAACTTTCTGTTGCGGAGTAGATGTAGGATCTTTTTTATAATCTCTATAAGATACTTCATGAAGTTCTTCCATAGTAGATATCATTTTTTTATAAGTACTTTCGAAATGTTTATCAGCTGTTTTTGCTTTTTTATAGTCAAATACTTCGGCATTATCCTTTTCATCTTCTTCTTTTCCAAAAGCATGAGGTGTTTTTACAGGACCTTCTCCACCATCTATATTACCGGTAACATTAGCCTCTGCTATTTCTTTATCTTTAGATTTATCTTCTTTAAAGAATTGTTTCATTTCTTCGAGTAATTTCATTACACTGTTCCTTGTACTTTAAATACGTATATTTTCGAGTCGCCGGCACTAGCCCCTTGTATTTGTGATACTGATATTGGATATACAATTGCTTGAGATGCTAAATGTTCACATGGTATTTGTCCGCCGGCTGATAAACTAGCAGTCGCTTCTCCATGTGTTACTACTTTTATAGCACCATAACCATACATTGATCCGGTAAAGTCGACCTGCCCACCAGTATATTCATATACACTAATAATACGACCTGGATGTCCTAATCGTTCGAATTGGCTATAATCATTTGGAATTATATATGACATTATTTAGCTCCTGCATTTTTAAGTTCATTGACTAATTCATAATATCTAAGCATTGTTAAAACATCTTTATCTTGCAATGTATGACGCTTTCCTAGTTTAGTCAATAAATTAGAAACTTCAGTTAATTTTATACGTATTACTTTATTTGGTATACTTGTTTTAAATTTAGCAATAGATGATTTTAAATTTAAAACTTCAGATATTATATACTTTCTTAATTTAACAGAGTCTGTAACATTATTAATATACTCACGTAACATATATTTCTGAGATTCGTTTAAGTTTGAATATTTTTCGTTAAATTTATCAACAACTAATTTTGAAGCTAATATACGTACATCTTTATGTTGGGTAGATAACATAGGCGAATCTTTCTTTACCTTAACTTGAGTTTGTATATGTTCTACTAACGAAAATTTATTTGATATATACTGTGCCGGATCATCGGCTTCCGCATATTCAAATAATTTATATGCCGAAGCATGTGTTTTATAATTTATAATACGTGATTTAAAAAACTCATCTAAATTATATGTATTCTTTAAATCTTTTATTAAATTATATTTATCTCGTCTCAATTGAGATTCATTTAATTGCTTGCGAGTGCGAACTACGGCTTCTAAAAATTTCATTGCTTTAGATTCCGATAAAAATTTCTCTTGAGCTAATGATCGATATAATTTTAATTCTTGAGCTAATTCGGAATTTGTTTTGAAATGTCTTTTAAGTAGGCGGAGTGCTTGAGAGTTTCTATTATTCATTGTATCCGATGCTACCTGCCTTACAAGTAATTCAAAGACAATGCCGGTATTTTTAACCTTTGCATGTTTTATTCGTTTCATGAAATGTCGCCCTGTATAATCATACTTTTTAATAAATATGCTGTAATATTATTTTATTCCTCGATTAATTGCGATTCATCTAACATTGTTCCGGAATCTTTATCTTGTTTTTCATTTAATAAAGTCTGTTTTATAACGTTAGATGATTTCATCGTATCGATCAAGGAATTAATTTGTATGTTTTCAGTACTCAATGGCGATCCTCCGCGGTAGTCATGCTGTAGAGGTGATTTGTCAGTTGATAATGATTTACCTAATGATTTAATAGCTAACGGATCTCTTCCATGAGGCGAATCATGCGTGCCCCATGATTGATGTTCTGGCGGTCTACCAGTACCTGCAACATGTTCTTGTTCTTGTCCAGGTAATAAACCATCTTTATTAGCAACATGCATTGATGCAATATCATGAGGCGTACCAAATGATTGATTAGTCTTTTTAGGATCATTACCTTCTGACTTAATTTGTTCTTTACGGAAGTCTTGTTTTAAATCTTCTATTACTTGTTCTTGTTCTGCTAACCATTCATCTTGACTCAATCCGAATACATTTTCATATATCCATCTTTGAGAAAATAAAGTTGATTCTTTCATATTAGTTGCTAGACCAATTTTACTTTCCAAAACTTCAATTTTTTGTTTTTCATATACAATTGATGGATTAGTCAAGGATAATTCAAAATTCACTAATTCTGCATCTTTATATCCTTGAGTATATAAATGCACAATTGCAATCTTAGTTAATTCAGATGTAAATATTTTTTGTATACGTTCAATTGTTCTTGCAAATCTAACATCTTCTGCCGCTAATGTTGCTTTACCTTCAACACCTTCATCATACCCTAAAAACGCTTTTGGTATTTTTAATGCAGCAAATAATTTATTTTTTAAATAATCAATATCTTCAATCTGACCTTCAGATGATAATCCAGGTAATGCTTCTATAGATGTTCCAGACTCACCGCCTCTCACTGGCATAAAATAATCTTCAATCATATTCTGCATATTAAATTTAAGATTATAATCTCCTGTTTTCTCATCGATATAAGGAATCTTTTTCATTTTATTAACAATTCCTTGAATATGATTATCAACTTCTGCTGGAGGTATATTACCTACATCTATTTTAAATATTCTACGTTCAGGGGCTCTCATAATTCTATGAATTAACATTGCATCTTCCATGAGAGTTAATTGTTTAAATATTTTTCGAGCGGGTTCGATCATTGATTTACCATATGGTAAGAAATTCGTATCTGATAACATTCGGAAATGTGCTATCTCAAATGATTGAAATTCTTGCATATTTCCTTCGCCTTTATAAGAAGCAAAATTATGAGAGCCTCCGCCATGAGTATTATTTAAAGTAAATTTATGTGCATATGGATTTTCTTCATCAAATCCTTCTTCTCTCATCACTTCATATGCAGATAATGGCATTACATTTACAATTCCTACTTCTTCTTCAATATCTAAATGTAAATAAAAATCACCATATTTACATGCGTTACGAATCCATGGCCATAAATTATAATCTACATTTAATATATCATAAAATAAGTTATGAAGTATTTTTCGTATATCATCGTTTGGTGATGTAATAGTTAATGTATCACCGTCTGCATCTTTTACTGTAGATTCATCTGCATAAATATCCAGAGCGGATGATAAAATAGGGTCCGTATCCATTGCTTCATAATCTGTGAATAATTCTATTTTAGATGTATGAAATGTTTGGTTTTGATTATATGTACCATATCCTGGCATGCCTCTATGAACGCCGGAAAATCTATCAACATATCGTTTATTAGACATGTTTCCAGTTGATTGTAAACGATTTGTATCAACAGCTTTTAATCTATTTTTTGAGATTCTACGTACAACTACATTAGTTGCAAATAATCTACTTAACCGTGCTCTTAACGAAGTATCTGCCATATTTTACCTATATAAATAAATATTAGAGTAACCACTTTAAATCAGAATTTTCACTATCTCCTGACTTCCATTGCCATTCTTTTGGTGTTTGTTGAGTAGCAGAATAAACACCTTGAGATTTTCCAAAGTGTCCTAATGCTTTTCTATTTAAATCCATACCTTGTTGTTGTAATCTTAATGCTGTATCTCTCATCCATAGTCCGGTAGAGAATGACATTACTAAATCATCATTATAGCCTCGAGCCGCTTCTGCTCTATGGCCTAACCATACAAATGTAAATAACTCATCCACTAATCGTTTTGAATGAACTATCGGCGTTTTATCTCTAAAGTATGTTTCTAGTTTTGAAATTACTAATGGACGTGTTCTAGAAGTCATTGAAAATCCAGGAACTGTTTTTGATTTACCTTTTAAATCATATCCTTTACGTAATTGAACATCTTCATCAACATACCCATCTTGTTTATATGAATAATATAAATTTGAATAACCTTTATCTAAAGCAACTTGTATCGATGCCCATCCAATATTAGCATTTTCAATTACAAGTAATGCATTATTATATTCTGTTGCAACAGCAATTAACATGTTCCCATATTCAGTAGTTCCTATCTTACCTTTATATTCAGCAACTTGTTGACAAGATTCAATATCGAAGACGTGAAATGCTGAATAATCAGTAGAATCACCTCTAGCGACGTCCGCTACTACCATATACTTTTTATTATAATCAGCATATTCCCATATCCAGAAATTGGAATCAAATCCTCTTTTTTCTATAGGATCTTTAACATGTGTATCAGAATACCATTGCAATATATTACCATCGACAACGGTATGACCAGATGATATAAAGTCACAATCACATTCTTGTGCCGCACCTTTTTCTCCTAATAATTCAGTTTGTTTAATACGCCATGCTTCATCACGATCTGGATGTACTGTCCAATGTAATTTTATTGTGTTAAATTCTCCACCTGCTTCCGCATCTACCCACATTCTATGAAACCAATTACCTACACCATTTGGAGTTGATAATGCAATACAATCACCACCAGTTGCTAATGTTTGTTGTGCCGCTGTCCATATTTCATCAATTTTATCGATAAAAGCTGCTTCATCAAATATCAATAATGATAATGCTTCAGATCTACCGGCATCGCCTTTAGAAGAAATTGCTTTAATTTGTGATCCATTTCCATAACGTAATGATAATTTGTTATCTTCTAATGTTTTACCTTTTAACCAATTTGGTAAATTTTCATTCATTACTCGAACTTTGGTTACAAGATTTTTTGCAACGTCCTGTTTTGTTGCAATTACTAGAACATTAAAATCAGATCGGAATATCATTTTCCATAAAGCATACCCTGCTGTTAATGTTGATATACCTAATTGTCTAGATTTTAAAATAATATTATATCTATTATCTTTTAATTCTTGTAATGATTTTTCTTGAAATGGATATAAGTTAAATAACATTTTTCCGCGCGTAGGATGTTGTATTACACAATACTTGCGCATAAAATGTATAGGGTCTTGTGAACACCGTTTGTATTCATCACCTATAATTTCTTTAAGAGATTTTTTAACTGCCATTACTTTAAATATAATAAATTATTTGCAATATCACAAATTATTTCTTAACTCTTTTTTCCATGGTGCGGCCGCCAAAGTAAGCGCCTATGACAGTAATAAGAACTAATTGGAGAAGGTCTGTCCATTTTTCTTCTACTTCAAAAGCTAATACTCCAGCATCAATGAATATCATTAACACCGTTGATACAACTAAAAATATAAGAACTAATGGTCTAACATTTTTTGATAACCAAGAATCTGAATTCATATCTGCTGACCAACGATCAGTTATATTTTGCTCCATTTTAGCTTCATGGTTAGCAATTAATTCTTTCATCTTACGTTTTGCTTCGAGTTTTTCTTCTTTGGAAGTTGTTAGATTATCTAATACACCACCAACACCTTTAACTAACTCTGTTGCTCCACTTGAAAATATTTTATTTAAGATGCTCATATTGTTCTTTCATTAATTTAGTAACTTCTGATCGTATTAATTTTGTCATTTCGTCGATTTGCAATTCTACATCTTTATCAGCCGCGTTTACAGCAGACTCCATTTCCGATTGTAATTGTTTTTTCTTTTTGGTCATTTGTTTTAATTTTGACACTAATTGTTGTTTCTTCGAACCATCCGCTTTTGCATACTCACCAGCTAACTTCTTCATATCTACAACTAACTTATCAAACTCTTTACCAATTTTATTTAATGATCTATTTATTGCCATTAGACGTCTCCGGAAATTGATTTCTAATCGTTTCTTTTAATTCATTATAATCTGTCTCAATACGTTTAATTGTAGATGATATATCTACTTCGCCACGTTCACCATCTGCATTACCCCATACAGTTTCTTTAACAGATTGTTTTAATATTTCTACTTCTTTATCTGTATCTGTAAACCATGATTCTGCATTAGCAGACATTATTTTATTTTGATATTCTTGCCACGATTCTTCACCTTCAGATTTAATACGACGTTCTTCTGTTAATACACATCCAAAACACATTTTTCGTGAATACCAAAATTTGAAATTAAGACGCTTTTCTTCATTACGCATTTTTGTTTCACATTTAGGACATTTTTCTGGTACAGCTAATGCGTCTTGAACTGTTTTTAAAATGGAATTTTCAGGTTCTCGTGATTTAAATCCATCGTGTTGAGTAACACGAGTTCTAATACCTTTAGCAGATGTTTCAATCCAAATTTTTGGTTTTCCATCTTCAAATCGCTCAATAATATCTTCTTCTGGTATTTCTGTTTTTGTGGAACCGGTGTAAATACTTTTACGAGTTTGCATTTTATGATTACCCGCTAATAATTGTTTTACAGCTTTTATATTTTGTAACTTACTTGACATATTATTGTATACCTTGGCGTAATTTTATTACCAATCGTTTTTTGGCAGCATCTCTTAAACCTAATCCATTTATCAATTGTATTACATAATCTACTTGCTGTAATGCTGGTTTTTGAGCTAGTACATTTTTTAATTGTACAAAAGCTTGAGTTTTATCTAGTCTTGCTTGTCTACCTGCTAATGCACCGGTCATCTCTCCATTAGATTCTGCTACTGGTTCCTGTGGAGCCGCTTCAGGGGCTGCATTTAAATCAGTTTGTTTTAACATCATTACTAATGCATTTTTTACAGCTGTACTACCACCTGATATTGCATCAATTACTTTGACTAAGCCGGCGGCTTGTTGTCGCGGTGATCCTTGAGCTAACGCTCTTTTAAGCATTTTTACTCCAGCATTTTTTTCTATTTTACTAGTCTCACGTTCTACACCAGTAGTAACGTCAGCTTCTTTTAGAGATTTACGAATTTCTTTTCGTATAGTTTCTCTTAAAATTGATTCTTTCATAATGTCCTTTATTACGTTTTATATAAATATACAGTTGTTACTTAGTAAAACCTTTATCCATTGCAAAATTTGCTCTACTAAATTCTATTCGGTCAACAAATTTGACTCCTTGACCTATATGATCGACTGCTACATACCCTTCTGGTGCTGTAACAACTAATCCGCCTTTACCATCATCTTTAAAATGTTTAGTGATTGATATGGCATTATTATATTTTCTAACAAAAATTAATTTTGCTTCTGCTAATAATTTTGATACTGTAAATATATTTAAAATGTCTTGTTTTCTTTCATTAAACACTGACATTCTTTGTTGTTTAGCCAATGTAGCCTTTTCTATTCCGCGATCTGATTTTAATTTTGCAATCTTTTTATCAATACGCTGTTCTAACCATTTCTGGAATGCTTTAAACGATATAGCCGCATTATCAACAAATTGACCGGTTTTTATTTCTGCATTAAGATAAATGTTTAATTCTGCACTTGGAAGATTATCATAATTTATTTTTATTGAGTCCGCTTTTTTAATTAACGCTGCAACTTCTTTTGCTTCTGATGTAGTTAATGTTACTATACCAGTAGTATCTTTAAAATATGCATCATCAAACCAAATATTAGGATTACGTCTTAATCCGCTTACATCAGCTCCAAATGTTGCACCTCCTTGTAATCCATTGTTATATGTTGTATGAAACACTATACCTATTTTTGCGGTCGCGACTTCTCTACCTATGTTAGAATCTGACTCTACAGCGTATGTTATAGTATTTGGTCTAAACGATAAATGAGGTTTACCAT